TAAAAAGAATAAAATTCCATTGTATCAAATATACGTATATAGTAATATAAACATATAAAACTAAATTGTATACAATTAAAATGATACAAAAAAAGGGTAGCCTTAATAGACTACCCTCTAAGAGATACTATTTTTTGAGAATTCCTTGCTCCTCTAACAATTTCATTAACATAGCATTTTGTGCTTGCATAGTAGCAAGATTATCTTTCAACAATTGCTTTTCGCTATCGTTTTTAGATAATGCTTTTAAGCGTTTATCATCTTCTTGTGCTTGAGTACTGATATAAGTACGGTCTGCATAGATTTTACAGCATAAGCCATCCTCAGAATGAAATTCCATAACGCCAGAACCTCTAACGCCTTTTACGTTCGCAGTAGGGATAACGTAGTTATTTCCCTTAGCACTGCGAACAACCTCATTAAGAGGGACTTCAATGGATAGAGTAACGGTTAGATTTTCTTTATCAACTGTAGCCGTATATTTACGGTCTACAATAGGTAAAGCCTCTTTTTCCTCTAGCTTGCGTGCAGTTTGTAACAATTCAAGGAATTTCACTTGTACGCTTTTTTCAGTATTTTGTTTTTTTGCAGTAGTCATTTTAGACCTCTTTTCTCCGCTTTCAAGCGGTTAATACTAATCGGTACTTATTCGTGTACCCTGAAAGCCTGTTCGCTTTCCGTGGCTAAACTATCTCACATATCCAATCATATAGTGCAATGCGTTGTATTTACCCCGTGTTTTGCGATACTAACCCCCCCACTTTATATAGTGCGTTGTAATACAATGAGTTTTCCTATTATTTTCGATACAATCAATGCCCCTTTCTGGGGGGTGGGGCTTCGCATCGAGGCGTGGGCGTGCGGACATAGAAAATAGAGACTGCTTATACAAAAATCCATAACCTCCGCAAAAGTAAGGCTTATACAAAAATCCAAAGGGTAGGGCTTCCAAAAATGGTAGTACTATTTATAGAAACATGAATACAAAATGAAATAATTGTATCTCCCCTGAATACGAAAATGGACGCTATTTTAAATTGACAGTGGTAATTTGTAATACGGTTGAAATGCTAGTAGGGGGTATCGTAAGTGGCAAAAAATGGCAAACTACGTATAGTGTGGGTTACTAGTCTTTTTTCTTTGTCTTTTCTTTCTTTATATATTTCTTTCTTTTCTTTTTCTTTTTTCTTCCTCGTATTAACATACTCGTCAGAAAAAATACGTATCAGCTTTCTCAGGGATACACTTCAGAGTGGTATTACGAAAGCAGAAACGTAGAGTATTTTCTTTCTGTAATTATCTGTAGAGTAACAAATACGTTACAAAAGTGTATTTTTAGACGAAAGTAATGAAAGGGTAAGAAAGGAGAGATGTAATGTCGAAAGAGATTGAACAATTAGCTGAGATTTACGATAGATGTGAGAATGACTTGGTATTATTTAGACAGATGTTTCTTCCAGCGGAGAACGAAGTAAAGCCTGCTTGGTTTCACCGTAAATGGGGAGAGGTACTGTTAAACGGAGATAGACATTATGCGGTAGAGGGCTTCCGTGAATCAGCCAAAACGTCGTATGTATTGAGAGCCTTTCCAATTCACTGTTTGGTATTCCCATCCAAGAAGAAACAATACATCGTATTTATCATGGCTAACCAACGGGCAGCCAGCCGAAGGCTTAAAGATATTGCAGAAGAATACACCAGTAATGAATTAATGAACCTTAATCTTGTTCGTATTAAGGAGCAATCTGAGAAGGCATTTGAGATTGTGGTGAAGGATAAAAATGGCGAAGAAATTACAGTGCGTATGGAAGCGTATGGTAAAGGTTCTAGTGTCCGTGGTTTGAATAACAAAGATAGACGACCTGATATTATTTTGATAGATGACCCTCAAGACTTGGAGGATAGTCTTTCTGATACAGTACAGAAATCTGACTATCAATGGTTCTTATCTGATGTGTATTTCCTTGGTAAGAATACACGGATATTCTTCATTGGCAATAACCTTGGTGAAAAATGTATTATCGAACAGGTAATATCCAATAAAGAGGAATTAGGATTTGATGCGGAACGTATTCCTGTATTGAATGAAGATGGTAAATCTAACTGGGAAGAGATGTATCCAGTTGAAGCTATTAATGACGAACGTGAAAAGTGGCGTAAACTTGGTCAGTTAGATATTTGGGAGCGTGAAAAACTCTGTATTGCCATCTCTCCTGAAAGCCAAATCTTTAAGAAAGAATACTTCCGCTATTATGACCCCAACGTATTGAGTATCGAAGATTGTTCTATCTTTATCGCTTGCGATTTAGCTATTTCTGAAAAGGAAACGGCTGACTTTACATCTGTCTGTGCTGTTGCCGTAAATCCAGACAACCATTGGTTCCTATTAGAAATTGATTATGGACGATGGGACCCAACAAAAACAATTGACACCATCTTTAGAATGGTACAAAAATACCGACCAATCTTTGTTGGTATTGAAAAGGTCGCTTATCAGGCGGCTTTAATTCATTTTGTGGAAAAGGAAATGATTACTCGTAATACTTGGTTCACAGTAAAACCACTGGAAGCTAAGGAGAAAAAGGAAATCCGTATTGCCGCATTACAACCACGTTTTAAGGCTGGTACATTGTGGTTCCCTATGGGACAAGATTTCTTAGTAGAACTTGAGAGTGAGCTTTTATCCTTCCCTAAATCTTTACATGATGATTTAATTGACAGTTTAGCACATATTTCAGCTATTGCTAGTCCACCTGTAGGAACATTTGGAACAGTTAATACTGCTGACATACCGATGGGAGGTGCGATGTAATATTGGCTGACGAATTCATGATTGAATTAACAGGAGAAGAAGCGGATAAGGCTTTATTGAAGTCTGTACAAGCTGACATTACGGAAGCTGAGGCGTATCAACAATCCATTATTGAACCTACAGTCCGTGAGCGTTATCAGATTTATTACGCTGATAAAGATTATTACGCTAATAAATTCCCTATTTTAAGTAAAACTTCTTCTTTGGTATCTACCGATGTAGCAGATACTATCGAATGGGCGTTACCATCTTTGATGAAGGTATTCACTGGTTCTGATGAGGTAATTACAGTGGCTGGTGTTACTGAAGAAGATGACCAAAATGCAGAAGTTATGCAAAGTTTACTTGTATATCAACTGCAACGCCAAAATAAATTCTTCCCTATTCTGTATAACTGGATGAAAGACTCCTTAATTACAGGGATGGGGATTATCAAATGTTATTGGGAACGTACAGAGGGTTGGACACCAGAAACACAAAAGCTCAATGCAGAGGCTTTACAGCTATTAGCTCAGACTGGCGTGGAGATTACCAACGTACAAGGTCCAGATATGATGGGAGACTTCATGGTAACATGGAACTCTCCGTATTATATTAAGAATAGCCCTAAAATTGAGAACATCTTAGTATCAGAATTCCTATATTCTCCTGATGCTAAAAACCTCGAAGATGCGAATTTCGTAGCACACCGTAAAAAGGTTACTATGTCTCATCTTCGTCAAAAAGAAAAAGAGGGTATTTACGCAAATGTATCTATGGTTAAGCCAGATAATGGTCCTACATCTTGGTTGTCTGACCAAGTAGAACAAGCTATTGGCGATAATTACACTCCTTTGAATAAAAATAACCAAGAAAAAGCACGTGATGAAGTTACAATCTATGAGTGCTATACCAAGATTGACTTTAATAACGATGGTATTCTTGAAGATATGATTATTACCATTGCTGGTGATGTAATCCTACGTGCTGAGCCTAACTACATGGGTAGGCACCCATTCTTCTCTATTTCTCCAACTAAAGACCCACATCGTATTTGGGTAAAACGCTCTTATGCCGAGCTAATTGGTGAATTACAGGATATGAAAGTAGCTTTAACTCGCCAAATCGTACAAAATATTGCTTTGACAAATGACCCTAAAATGATTTTATCTGAGGATAGTATCAATATCTCTGACTATATTGAAGGTCGTAAAGTTATACGTAAAAAACCAGGGGCTAGTATGGGCGATGTAGCAATGTCTATGCCTGTAAACCAATTATCCCCACAAACTTTCCAATTCTTGGAATGGCTAGAAGGGCAAAAGGAA